CTCCCGCTCCTTTAGCATGGCGTCGGCGATTTCGTATGCCCATTCGGATCGAGCTCCTGCGGTCTCTTTAACTTCGGGGTTTGCCATAGCGCCCTGCATCGCCTTCGCCGCAAAGTAGTCACGCAGGGTCATGCCTCCGGTGTAATCTGCCTGCCCCTCTGCATCAGGAAACGCCGGACCACCATTGTCTTTATCGCTCATTTTCCTTGCTCCTTTTCAATAAACTCAGCCAGCTTCACCCAAACAGCCCGGTCGCAGTCGTGCCCAAGCGGCTTGTAGTCTTCGCCATGCGCCCTTGCCATCGAGTCTTGCGTGATTGCCTCTGCCAGCTCGCGGCTAATCACGGCGCGGTCGCGCTTCGGGAACCTGGGCCATTCGCGTTCCAGCCATTCCGCGCACGCTGGCACGATGTAAGTCATGCGCCCCAGGCAGTACCGAAACGCGGCAATCGCCATCAGCCCGTCGCTGTCGAGCTTTGGCGCGTGCAGGGCCAGCCTAACGCCAGCGCTCGCGTTACCGTTGCCCAGCTCCTTCAGCGCCTGCCAGTCTTGCGCCGACAAAGTTATGTTGTGCCTTTCCATTATCCTCTCCCCTGCTCGCACGGCTTGTGGGGTGTGCAGTGATGCTGTTGCTCCAGCTTGTCTCGATGCCAGCCAGCCTCGACAACCGGAACCACTGCCAGTACCGCCCGGCAGTGATTGCAGAATATCGTTGCGGTCTGATCGCGGCTGTTTACGCCCCAAGTCAGGCTCGCCATTAGAGGCGGCCTGCGTTGGCTTCTGCTGCGCAATGCTCGGCTGCTGCTGCAACCAGGCTTGCGACGCTTTTCATGACGCTTTCAACGCCAAGGCTGTATGCCTTTTGCGCCAGATCAACGCTCTGTCCGTTTGCTTTTGCTACGGCTTTAATGGCGTCTTCTACGGCGATTTCCATGAAGCGGGGCGATGCAAGGAAGTTCAGGGCGGTGTAGGTCATCTCGTTAACTCCATCTGCGTTGTGTATGGCTTAATTATACACACGCAATGCGCATTGAGTAGTGCCGTTCGTCGGACGAATGCGCATGGATGGCAAGTGGAAATTTGGATTGTCAGATTAGCGCGCTACCGTGACAAACGTGACAGACCGTGACGGGCTGAAACTACCGAGATAGAGCGGTTTGTCACACACAACACAACAATCACATTAATAGATATATATATAGAGGGTTTTCTTTCTCATAACATGCCTATGTCTATCAATCTCTATATATGTATGTTTTCAATCGTTCCGTGACAAACGTGACACATTAAGTAAGTCATTGAAAAGTCAAAAAAAATGCCGTCACAAAGGACGGCACAAGGTGTCACAGTCGCTCAAAACGTGACGCTTTCTATCGGAATGCGCGTTGCACGGCTGCGCGACCCGGCAAATCGCACAGGCTCTTGAGAAGCTCCAGCGCCATCGATGCGCCCCAGGATCCTCCGCCATCCGGCAGCCCAATGCGAGTCCTTCATGAGTCGCGCAAGCTCGGCATGCTGGTTCGCGACGTGCAGATATTGAGACTCAACGCGCAGGCCATAACGACCGAGAATGTCGTTGGCGTCGATTGCATGCACGCCGCTGATCGCCTCCTTTCCGACAGCGCACAACACCAGCTCGCCAAGTGTTCTTTGCTTCTGCCCCTCGCTAGTGTCGAATCGGACTTGCGATTGCAGTATCCGCGCAAGACAAGATTCTTCGTCGCTAGCAGCCTCGGCTTCCTTGGCTTCTGAGAAGTCCAGCTGTGCGACGATCAATCTGGCTTCCTCGACGGATAGCTCGTTGCGATTGCTGAGCGCCCACCAGCCAGCCAGAAGCGTGCCAACCTGATCACCGATGCGCTGGCTCCCCAGCAGCTCGGCAACCGCAGTTCCGAACGCCTTTGCGTTGGTTCTGATGACTGGCATCAGTCGGAACACGCGAGCGCGCACGGCGGCGCAGTTCTCGTCCGTGAACAGCGAGTCAACGTCACGCGAGAATGTGTTGAATCGCTCTATCTCTGCCTTGGTTCTCTCAGGCGGGTTGATAGAGACGACGGTGAAACGCGATTCGTCTGCGGCCTGTGAAAGCGCTACGTTGATCGACCCGAGCAGGAACATCGATCGCATGCGGAATGTCAGTCCGGATCCGCTTACTGTCCCCTTGACGATCTGAGCCGTTGAATCGCTAGACGCCTGCCTTGCCAACTCAATCACGGTCTGCATGCGTCGCTGGCTATTTGCGTCCTCGCTTTCGGCTTCGTCGAACACGATAGGCCGAGCGTCGTGCTTGAGCGCCTGGCGAATTCCTGCCTCCGTTGTGCTGCCCTGAACCATCAGCGCGCCCGGCCCGATCATTGGGCCAACCATGTGATCTTGTATCCACGACTTACCGGCACCACGACGCGCGGTCAGCCACAAGTGCGGACGCCATGACAGCCCCCCACAGATCGGAGCAAGCGCGCAGAATCCGGCGGCGTAAATCGAGTGGATCGGCTGCGACCAGTTAAGCTGATCGAACATCAGCGCGAACCGCTCTGCGGTCTTATCGTCTGCTGGCTCGGCGTTGTGGCCTGTCTCGATTGGAGCCTGCCGCGTGTAGATAAACCGGCTTGCATGGTCGCTGATCGCGGTCGGCTCGCCGTCTACTAGCAGCCTGTCCCCAAGGTGCAGGACAGGGCGTCCAGCATCGAACCACGCACCTCGTCCACGTTCGCGCTCGGTGCTGTAAATGCCGACACGCTCGCACAGCCGCATGCAATCGGATGCTGCGAGCTGCCAGTCACACCCGCCCTTGCCTTTCGTGTAATGAGCCTCCCACCATTCAATGCTTGCAAGGCTCATCAGCTCGGCGGGGGATGTATGACTCCCGCGCTTGATCTCGCATACCTGCTCAGTCCCGCGCGGCAGGTAGTAATAGCAATTCCCGTTGTAGCCTAGCGCCTTGAACGGTCCTGGCTCTGGTTTATGCTCTTCTGGCTCTGCGGGTGATCGCTGCTCCGGCTCTGGCACCGGCTCCATCATTGCCCTAGCCGCTGGCGTCCGTCGCTCAGGCTTCAACCCCAACGCTTCAGCAGCAGCCTTGACCGCCTTGCTCGTGTCGCCGTTGTGCTCGTAGTAACAGTAAAGGTCAAAAGGGTTGACCGGTTGTCCGCGCTCGTCGCTGCACAGCGGGTCGCTCGCGTGATGGATGAAGCAACGGCGTTCGTCCTCGAACAGCACGACGCCAGGTAGCCCAGTTGACGTGTGCGGACTGAGATATCGGCTCTTCCCCTTGCGCGTGTACCCGTAGCGTTCCAGCGTCATGCGCAGGTCGTGTGCGTCGTTGAACGCCTGGATCACGTTACCGCCTTGGTCTTGGCGAGGCGCTTGCGTGCGTGCTGGCGTAGGCGTCTCGGTAACTGCCCACGGACAAGCGGCCTGCAACTGCGGCTTGAACTTGTCCCACGCGGACCACATGGCGAGCAACCACTTCGGAGGCTCAGGCCACGGATGGCCTGCCTTGGGCGGCTGCACGATCCAGGTGTAGGGTTTGCCGGTGTCGGGGTGGATAGAAGGCGGTAGAACGTCCTGGCGCTGCTTGCCGTCGCACGAGGCGCGAAGCTCGAATACGGTGTAGCTCTTAGTCCTGTCGTCTTCGCGCTTCCAGTTCAGCTTGGCATACGGCAGTTCGACGCCATCAGGCACGCGGAACATCAGCCGCCGCCCCTTGTCGCGACCCTGAATGGTCGGGAATCGCCACAACTCGTCCGCATCAATGCCGAACTCATCAATGATGGTCTGGAATGACTCGTCGCAGTCGATATCAAGACTGCACATTCGCGACGGCCCGAGCGCAAGGCCCATATTCCAATCGGGGTGCTTCTGGTAAAACGCCTCGGCAGCGTCACCGTCTGTCAGGCATGTATTGCCCCAGTCGTTCGCTGTAGGGAACTTTCGGCCAGGCTCGATTGGCACGAGATTGAATCCGTACTTCTCGACGTAGCGCCGAGCGTACCACTGAATCGGTTTTGTGCTCATGGTTTCCTCAGTCAAAGGTAGTCAAAGGGCGCGGCAACAGTGACTAGCTGCTTTCGGGTGCCCCCTAGCCGCGCAACAACTCTAACGCCTCGCGTGGCGATCTGGCAATGCCTGCTATTCCGCCAGCCGCTTTTACGGCGTTGATGAAGTTCAGTTGTTCTTTGGTTGGTCGGCCTGTGTCGGTCTTGACTTCTACGGCCATGAATCGCCCGTCAGGCGCGATGCCGATAATGTCAGACCCTCCCTTGCATAATCCTGACAGGAACATGCGAGCGTTCGCCAGTGTCACGGTGTCGCCGTCAGAGTGAATCTTGCGACCGACCCATACGCCGGACGTTTCAACTCGCCAGACAGTGCATCCGGCGTTTGATAGTGCAAGCATTATGGCGTTTTGGATTTTTGTTTCTTTGTTCATTGCGACCTCAGTTCTTTTAGTGCGGCGCGGGCCTCGTCAAAGTCTGTTTTGCCTGCCTTCCTTCCTGATCGAGACGCAAAAATATGAGCAGCCCATTCAGCCGGTCGTTTCATGCCGCGATTAACACCAAGCTGCACCAAATCGCTTAGTTCTTTTGTCATGCCTTGCTGCATGCGCTCAGACTTCTTCTCGCGCCGCAACAAATCAGCATCCACCCGCTGCAACTCGCCTTCTACCACTTCCAGCTTGCGCGGTTCTTTGCGCTCGACTGGCGCACCGCACGACGGGCACTCAGAGACGCCTGGCCTGAAGACGTGGTAGCACTGCTGGCATTGCTGTACGCGGACATCTGGTTCGTCGTCGGTCTTTCGCTTGCCTTTCTTTCGGCCTTCTAGGGACCATTCGCGGTCGTCGTCTGGGAGGCCGTGGCGTGACCAGTTGCCGACCTGATCCAGGATAAGCAGACGATCTTTGCCGTCGTGCGGTCGAAGCCCTCGGCCGTTACCTTGCATCCATACGATCAGTGATTGCGTAGGACGCAACCACTGCACGACCTCAATAGACGGGATATCAACGCCTTCGATCAACAGCTGCACCTGTGCGATTACAAGCGTCTCGCCCGTGCGCATGCGTTCTAGCACCTTCTCGCGCTCGGCGTTTGTCATGCTACCTTCGATCATCTCAGCAGGCACGCCAGCAGCCAGGTATGAATCACGCACGTGCTCGGCATGCTTGATCGACACG